TTGTCAACACTTGGAGCATCTTTTTTTTCTTTATTTTCCTCAGTATTTTCAAGGATTTCTGTAATCTTTTTATCTATTACTCTTTTAATTTCTTGTTTCTTTTTTAATTTAGACTCTAACTCTGCAATTCTTTTACCCATATTTTGTACATCTTGTGTAGCTTGTTCAACTTGAATAAATAATTGTTTTATTTTAGACTCTTTTTGAGAAACTAATTTAATAGCATCATCTTTTTCTTTAGTTAAATCTGCTATAGTATTTTTATATTCTCTAATTAAATCTCGTTCACTCATATATTATTGACAACTCTCGCATTCATCCTGACTATCTACAACTATATCCTTCTTACACTTACAAACAGTACAAGGACATACTCCAAGCATATCTGAATGCTCCATTAAAGAACAATGACACCCACAGTTACAACTTAAACATCTATTAATATCGCCCATCACTTCTCCTAATTAATTATTTTCTTTTCTTCTTTTTAATTTTTCTTTTCCTTACTTTAACTGGTCGTCTTGCACAATGAATAACTAAGTATACTAAACTCATTGATAAAAGAACAATAGACACAGCTAAGAAAAAAGATAGATAACAAATTTTAAAAACATCTATTGTTATCACAAGTCTTTCATGTTTAGTACTAGCTAATTCTACTGATGGTTCAACTATATCAACAAAAGTTTTCGTAATCTCTTTAGCTTTAACTACATACTCATATGCATGAGTTTTAATACCTTTATCAGTTACTAAATAAGTTGTTAAGTCTACACCACTATATGCTTTTGCATAAACATTATTACTTAATGCTAGGCTTGAACCACTAGATAACAATGCAAACTCGCTACACCCACTTAGTAAACTAAATAGGATTGTGTATTTTAATATCTGTTTCCCTGTCCATCGTAACATATTTTATTTTTCCTTCAGGTTCAAATTGTTTTAAAAAATCAAAGACAATAGTCTTATCAAAATCTTTACAACTGTAAACGTCTAATTGTAATAATGCAGGGACAACTTCGTCCCAACAATGTAACGAAATATGAGAAGTCTGTAATAAAGCAAAACCTGTTAGTCCACTAGCACCTTTTACATCTACATAGTGAGCAACGGGTTGCCCTAATCTTTTCATACCTATTGCTGATACTAATTTTCTTAAACACTTTCTTACGAAACGAATATCTTTAGGTGGTTTTTTAATATCAGCTCTGATAATTAAATGATTATGTTTAACCATTTTTATACAAACCTTTTTGCATTTCTTCAGCTTTTTCTTCAGCAGTTTGACCAGTAAGTTTTAATTTTATTTCACCTTTTCCCTGAGTCTCTTGCTCTATTAATAAATTAATATATTGTTTAGCTTTTTTTAAATCACCTAACTGTTCTTCTTTAGTTTTGTGTTTATGTCTCCATCTACATATATATTTAATAGCATTACCTTCAGCATACGGAATTTCATTCTGCATAATAAAAGTAATAGGTTCTATCTTAAACCTGAAGTAATGGGGTGGGTGTTTTATTATATCCGCCATAATTTCACCTTCCCAGTTTTCTTATTATATTCTTTATGTCTAAGAATATGTGCAACTCTAGCTTGTTGTAGGGCTTCTTTTTTAGTATAACCTTTAGCCTTATAAGCTCCAACAACGATTTTCCATAGCTCTAAAAGGGGTACATTAGTGTAACTCTTAATCATTTTCTCAGCAGTTTTAACTCCCACATTTGGTAGTCCTGAGTACCCATCGGTACTATCTCCCGCTAAGGTTTGTATCATAAACCAATAGTCAGCTAATCTTTGAGGTATATTTTCAACTGTTTCNCCATCTCTACTAACNTTAGCAGGNATNTGTCTCATATCTTTATCAATAGAAACAATAATCCTATCTTCNGTAGGGTGTGGTTCAGTTGCCATTATACCCATAACATCGTCAGCTTCTAAATTTTTCCACATAGCTCCATTATGTTTTTTCATAATGTATTCACGCAGAACATTTAAAACCATCGGCTTACGTCTTTGTTTACGATTATCTTTATAACTTGGAAGAATATCTTTACGAAAATTATTCTTATCAGTTAAAGCACAAACATAATTGTCAGCTTCAAAGGTAGAACCCAACTCATCTATGTGAGAATCTACTTCAAACTTACATTTCTTTTCATCACAATGTAGTGTCCATAAACCATCACCCCAATGTGTATTCACTTCATTCGCTGTGGCTATCTTATATATTAATATGTCGCCATCTATTAACAGTACCTTTTTTTTCATATATCCTTTCCTCATATTATTTGATTTAATAAATCTTCTTTTGGTATGATGTGTCCTTTAGAAGTATAATTATCTCCCCCTACTTTTTTAGGGTACTTCGTCATTAATTTTTTCAGTATTTTTACTGAGATATAAACATAAGTTTGTAATTCACGATTTTCTTTCCATAAACAAAACGCCCAAACATCAGCGTCAGTAGTTATAATACCTGAGTCTTTCCCTCTACTTTCTGTTTCTACATATATATTACCTGTCTTCTGACATAACCTGTCAGCCTTAACTTCTACTTTAACATCTTTACCTTCTAGTATTGATTTAGATTCTCTCTCATATTTTTCCCCAAAGGGTAAATCAGTGAGAAAACTATTCTTCGGTGCTATATAATCGTAACCTTTATTTATATTTTTCATTAATGTGTTTCACTCCAATTATTGCCTATTTTATATTGTCCAGTTAAAGGTAATCTTAAATTGAAGTGCTTTCCAGTACGTTCAATAGATTCTACAGCTAACTTTCCGATTTTATCTGCGTCTTCTTCAAGACATTCAACTTGTATTTCATCGTGTACCCAAACAACTTGTTGAACATCAGTGTATTCTTTAACAGCTTTGTTAAACTCAACCAACCACTGCTTACAAATTATAGCTCCTGAACTTTGTAAAAGTGAATTAAGTGCGGCGTGTATTGAACGAATTTTAATTTGTCTTTTATCAAGACCAACTAAATATCCTCTCTCAGCCGCTTGTTGTACTTGCTCTAATAACTTACTCAAAGCAGGAAGATTATTTAAAAATCTTTCTCGTATCTTCTTAGCTTCTTTCATTGTCTTGCCTGTTACTAACGCAATCTTTTTTACACCACCACCATAAAGGAAGCAGTAGTAAAATCTTTTTGCAAGGTCTCTTGAATCTAACCCTGCTAATTCTTTTGTTTCAGTATGTATATCACCATTTAAAACTACTTTAGCATACTCACCTTCATCAAACTTAGACATAAAGTGTGCTAATAATCTAACTTCTAATCCTGATATATCTATACCAACTAATTTTTTTCTTTCAGGAACAGTAAATAAACTTCTACATTCTTTTCCATAAGGGACACCAACACTAGGTACTTGTCCTAAGTTTGGGTGTGAATGACTTGCACGAGCTGTGACTGTTGAATTAGTATTACAAGTTCCGTGTATTCTACCATTAAATTCATTCTTTAACCACGCTTGAGCTCCTGTTGCTAACTGTCCTATTCTTTTATCTAATAAAAAATGTTCACATAAAACTTTTGCTTCAGGATATGGAAGACTTGCTAAAACAGTTTCATCTAATTTAGGTTTACCATCATTTGTATATTCTTGAGGTTTCCATTTATGTCTTTCAATTAATCTATCCGCTATGTGATGTCTTGAACTAGGATTAAAAGTAATTGTTTTTTCTTTATAAAAAGTTTCACCTTTAACATATCCTCTAGCTTTGTTATTAACTTTAGGTATAAATGGTGTGCGTTCTAATTTAGGTAGAAACAATTTTTGTAAATCATCTTCTAGTTCTAAACGTCTAGCATTTAATTTAGAATATAATTTAACTGCTTCCTCTTTATTAAACATAAAACCATAACGCTCTTGTTTAAATATTAGAGTTGCTACTTCGTGTTCTAACTCCATCGCCTGACAAGAATAACCGCTACGTTCTATAGTTTTATATAAAGCATCAGTCACTTCAACATCTTGAATACAATAATCCAACATCTCAGGACTATATTCTTTCCAGTCAGTCTCAAAGGCTTCCTTGTACTCGCCCACCCTATATCCCCACGCTTTCAAGCTGTGTCGTCCTATACAATTAGTAGGGAAGCCCTGTCTTTTAAAGTCTCGTTCCTTTACATCAGGATAAAGTAAACGAGTAGCTACTATTGTATCAAAAACCTTTCCTTTAGGTTTAAAGTTATAAAACTTTTCTAGGACTGGAATATCAAATTTAATAATATTGTGTCCAATAATTAAATCTGATTTTTCTAATTCTTCTATTGCTTTATTATTCTCTAATTTTAAAATTTCATTAGTATCAATATCTTTTAATACTATACAATGTATTTTAGTGCATTGATTTAAAAAACCATCTGTCTCTATATCAAAAACATATTTCATTTTTTTAACTTACCTCTTGTTAAATCTTCTATTTCTTGTGTGTGTACTGATTTGTCATATTCTCTATCTAGCTTTTCTGTCTTCAACTCTTTTTTCAAAATTTCAATTTCACTATGCATCTTTCCATTCATCGTTTGATGTTTTCTAGTGATAGCATTTAATTCCTCTACTCGTTCTATCCTATGACCTATTGAAGTTCTTAAATCACCATTCTCTTTTTCTAATTCTTTAACCTTCTGAGTTAATACTTCTATCTGCTTGGTTAAATCTAAATCTCCTCTATCATCACTCATTTTTCAATCCTTAATCTTGTTTGTGCCTCATCAACTATCTCAAACAAATCAGTTAGTTTCTTTTCATTTGTAACTACTTCAATCATCCATCTTAATCTACTATGATAATCAGTAGGATGATATTCTGTACCCTTTATTCTTAACTCTCTTTCATACTTAACCTCTGCTTTAAGATGTATTATCTCTTGCTTCAAAGCAAAGATTTCTTTTTTAGCATCAGTAATTTCTTTCTCATACTCATGGAGATGTTTTTCTTTTGTTAGCTTTTCTAAGTAAGGGTCACTCATTTTTTATCTTCACCATTCCCATACTCTTTGCTTTGTTCAAACAAGTACCAACTATAATTAGGTTCTTGTTTTCTTAATAGAGTAGCATAACTATCAGCATCTATTATACTATCAAACCCTCGTTCAGTATAAAAACAATCATTATCTTTAGACCTTTTCATTACTATATATCTTTTAACTTTGTTTTCTTTAACTGTAGTTCCAAACATATTTATTCCTCCTTATTATATTCTTATATCATATTAAAAGTTAATGCACAACACCTCGTTTGCATAAACCTTCATCAATTAAAAAGGTAGCTCGTCTTCCGAACCAACCTTGTAGTGTCCAAACATACCCTGTATCTATCAGGTGTTGCCATGCGTCTATCTCTTCTGCCAAGTTATCACACATGATAAACCCTTCGGCTCTTCCTATTGCTTGGTGTAATTGTTCTACTTCNCTTTTATGTACTTTCATCATTTCATACTTTCTGTAATATGCTAACTCTATCCTAGAGGTGAACACATTTCTGCCATAAATGGCTTTCTTAATCTTTATCTTCTTGCTCATTCAACTCCTCTAATATTTTATCAATAGCAAAACATACATCATCTCTCAATAATTCTAATTTATGTTCAAGTTTTTTTATATGACTAATACCTTTATTCATCTTAATGAATGCTCTTCTCACATGAACATCAGGCATCTCTGCTATCTTAATATGTTTCCCTTTACTCTTACTGTAATATAAATTATCATCACTCATTTAATTATCTCCATATCTTTTAACTCAATATTAAAACTACTACACTCTCCATCATTACCCTCATCCCAATCTTCTCTATCAACATCCATAGCTTTATCATGGGCATCCTGTTTATTGTTTGCCTCAACTTCTATGTAGTACCCTTGAGTTTCATACCCCCATACTCTATACTTTTTCATTTTTACTCCCATTCATCT